CGTACCATCCATTGGAACGCCGATAGCAATCTGCTACATAAGCAAGGCATCCCCAACAAGTTTGATTTCAAGGGTGGCGTTATCTTCATCACTAACTTGAAGTTCGAGAACATTCGTTCTAAGAAACTGCAAGACCATCTTGGTGCATTGCAGTCTCGTTGTCATTATATTGATTTGACGATGGATACTGAACACGATAAATATCTTCGTATTCGGCAGATTGCAGAAAGCGGTGCACTGTTTAGCGGTTATGATATGACCAAAGAACAGGAAAAAGAAATTCTGCAGTTTATGAAGGACAATGCCAAGCGGTTCCGTGAAATGTCACTGCGTACTGCACTTAAGTTGGCAGACCTTCGTAAGTCGCAGCCAAACCGTTGGCAGCGTGTTGCAGAAGTAACGATTATGAGGAACGGTGCATGAAGACATACGATATAAGCGGATACATTAAACGTCCACGTATGCCATTGGTTAATTTTAGTTTAACTGTTAATGCCAATGATCAAACAAGTGCTAGACGATTGGTTACAATGCAGTATGGTGCTGAACCTGGTGCTAAGGTAACCATACAAAAACTGCTAGAAAAGAAAACAAAATAATGGATTTAATAATCTTGTCAGTGCCTGGCGAAACATCATATGCTTTGCCAGCAGCACCTGCAATTTTAAAATCCTATGTAATTGATGCAGGATATACTTGTAAGACGTTTGACTTCAATATTCTTTTTAAAAAAACAAATATTTTTAACTTTTCAAATTTAGAAAATTATTTTATACAGGGATTTAATCCAGAATTAATTGAACAAGCAGAGAACCTTATTGAAGGTTGGGTTAAAGAAATTATTAAGTATAAACCTAAATTTATCGGAATAAGTGTTTTTACATATCAAAATAGAAATGCCACTGAAATATTTTGTAAATTTTTAAAAAAATATTCAGATAGTAAAATTATATTGGGTGGACAAGGCATAAGCGATGGTGGTATTGAAGGGAAAAAAGTTTGGGTTAATAGCTTATATAACCGTGGGCTAATTGATTATTGGATAGTTAGTGAAGGTGAAAAAGCAATTGTAGAATTACTAAGTGGAAATACTGACTATACTGGCATTAATGGTGATAACTTTTTACAAAATATTGATTTAGATAATGCATTGATGCCAAATTATGACGATTATAATCTTTTAAGTTACAGGAATAGACTACCAATTACTGGAAGTCGTGGCTGTGTGCGACAATGTACGTTTTGTGATATACATGAACATTGGAAATATGTGTACCGTAGTGGTAAAAGTATTGCAGATGAAATAATTTACTTGAGCCAAAAACATAATATACAAACATTTTCTTTTACTGACAGTTTAGTAAATGGTAGCATAAAAGAATTTAAAAAATTTATTAAAATAATTGCAGACTATAATCTGACAGCAGATAAACCAATTCAATGGACTGGTCAATATATAGTAAGACGTGATACAAATAATGATCTTGAATATTGGAAATTATTAAAAGATAGCGGTGCATCTTGGTTGGCTATTGGTGTAGAAACTGGTAGCGATACAGTTAGATTGCATATGAAGAAAAAATTTACTAATGCTGATCTTGATGTAACTATACAACGACTTCTTGAGTTTAATATAGCATGTGAGATACTTTTAATCGTTGGATATCCAACTGAAACTGAAAAAGATTTTCAGGATACATTGGAAATGTTTAATAGGTATTTGCCATTTAAGAGCATTATCCAAAATATAGCTGCGGGTTCAAGTCTTGGGGTATTACCTAATACTTTTTTATACAATAAATCTGATTTATTAAATTTAATTTTAGACGAGAAAAATGAAAATAATTGGCTTAATAAAGATAACCCAACATTGACATTGCGAGAAAGATTAAATCGTATAAAAATCTTAACAGAACATTGTAAGAATTTAGGTTATACCATTCGAGATAATAACAATATTATTTTCTTAGAAAAAAATTTAAACCTATTAGAAAAAAGAATGAAATTTTTAAAAATCAAAAGTAATTTTATTGAACAGGGGTAACACCCTGTTTTTTTATTGCATTATACCAAACAACCCTGTATATTAAGATAAATGTTGTGCAAAATAATTATCAGAGACGAAGTAAATTGTAAACTTGAAGGACTTGATGCGGACACTCGCCGCCGCCTTGTTGCAAAATTCAAGTATGAAGTTCCGTATGCTCGTCATTTGCCAAGTGTGCGATTAGGTCGTTGGGATGGTAAGGTTGCATACTTTCAATTAGGTGGTTCTACTTACATCAACCTTCTTCCAGATATTATTGAATATCTCACCGAACGCAATTGGGAATTTGAGATAGAAGATAACCGTTCATCTCGTCAGTCATTTCAATTTAATGAAGTAGATGAAAACACATTTGCACACAAGACATGGCCAAAGGGTCATCCTGTTGCAGGACAACCAATTGTTCTGCGTGATTATCAAATTGAAATCATCAATAAGTTTCTTGGTAATACTCAGTGTGTTCAGAATGTAGCCACTGGTGCGGGCAAGACTATCATGACAGCAGCCCTGAGCCTTATGGTTGAGCCATATGGTCGTTCTATTGTTATTGTTCCTAGCAAGAGTTTAGTTCTACAAACAGAAGAAGATTATAAAAATCTTGGGTTAGATGTCGGCGTTTATTTTGGTGAACGCAAAGAATTAGGTCGCACACATACTATCTGCACATGGCAGAGCCTTAATAGCCTTTACAAGAGCACTAAAGGCACAGGCAATGAATGGACCATGATGCTTAATGTTGCAGCAGTTATTGTTGACGAAGTACATCAGGCAAAAGCAGAAGTTCTCAAATCAATGCTTACCACTGAATTTGCCGATGTTCCTATCCGTTGGGGATTGACTGGAACTATTCCAAAAGAAGCATTTGAACAAGTTGCGCTTAAAGTAGCAATTGGTGATGTTATCAGTCAACTCAGTGCTAGCACCTTACAAGAGGCTGGTGTGCTGTCTAACTGTCATGTAAACATTGTTCAGACAGTTGAGCACAGTGATTTTAGAAATTATCAAGAAGAACTAAAATATCTAACAACTAATAAAGATCGTCTTGACCATATGGCAAGTTTTCTTAGTGAAGTTATTAAAACAGGAAATACGCTTGTGTTGGTTGATCGCCGTGAGTGCGGCGATGAATTGGTTGCACGACTGCCTAACAGTGTGTTTGTTCAAGGAGACATGAAGAATGCAAAACGCAAAGAACACTATGATGAGATTGCTAACGTCAGTGACAAAATCATTGTTGCAACTTATGGAGTGGCTGCGGTTGGCATTAATGTTCCTCGTATTTTTAACCTTGTTCTTATTGAACCTGGCAAGTCATTCGTTCGTGTCATTCAGTCTATCGGTCGTGGCATTCGTAAGGCAGAAGACAAAGACTTTGTTCAAATCTGGGACTTGACTGCTGATTGTAAGTTTGCCAAACGACACTTAACTAAGCGTAAACAATTTTATAAAGAAGCCAATTATCCATTTACACAAGAAAAGAGTATCTACAAATGAGTTATAGTCATGTAGTATTTTGTGGTGATAGTTATATGAGATGTTATATTGATGCTGGTGGACACCTAGACCTATGCAATCAACTTGGTGCAGAACCTATTATGTTATATCGTAGTGGCAGTGCTCATGAATATGTTATAAATCATATCTATAACACGGTTGCAAAACTTCCAAAGGCATTGGTAATATGGGGGTTAAGTCATCCGCATCGTATTGATGTTCCATATAATAATCCAAAGTCAAATGTCAGTATGTGGGCAACGCTTAACAATGATCATTTAGTAGGCAATGATGGTATTCATGATTTTTCTGACATAGATAAAAATGAACGACTACTAAACATTTTTATAGATTATCTTGTAAACATTAAATCAAATAACCGATTGTTTATTGAACAAAGTTTGCAGCAGATTAAATTTACTGCTGCTTGGTTGACCAGTGTAAATCATGACTATCTTATTTGGAATCAAACACTTACAGATTTTTCACTTTTTAAAAAATTTAAATTTACAGTGGCATCAGACATAGAAAACGATAGTGGATTTTATAATATATTTGACTGGTGCATGAATCAACATTTGCATGATTGTAATATTCCTTTTCGTAAATCAGACATGCACGATAACAAATGGAACATATCAGCACATCCACTAGAATGTGTTGAATTAAACAATGAAATAAACAAATTTATTCTAGATAACTTAAAAGGTAGAAATTTAATATGAGAATACTAACCGTAGACAATACCGTATTTGAAATGAATAACTTGCCAGATCAAGTAGATGATTTGCGATTCTGTGTATTGGATAATAGTAACCCAAGTGAAGCAGATTATTATTTCTTACCATTGGTATTTTTAGAATCATTTAATGATCCTGCACTAATGCTAAAGATAGGCGACCATAAGATAATGATGCCATATAATTGGCGTATTCTTATTGGTGAAGCAGAAATTGGTGATTTGGAAGCCTTACCACTGACCAAGTTAAATGATCGTGGATTTCAGGCATTTACATTTAATCCCCTGAGTTCATTCCGTGCGGCATTTATGAATATTGAAATTACAGATGTTTATCAGGATGTGCGTTGGTATTTTCCTAAACTAAAGAATGGTCAACTACTTTGCATTCCGCTAAGCGATGGACCAAAGCCAGTATGTGCCTACTTTGTTAAAGAAATCAGCCGTGCAAGTGAGACTATTGACATCCAGAACATAGTGTAGTATAATATAAAAATGAATAAACTTGACATTGGCTATGAAATGGCACAGTTAGACACCAAGAATCGTGCCTTCTATGATGAACTTACCGATGAAGAACGCAAGAAGTTCTCTACATATCTTATGTTGCGTTGGGGAAGTGCCGTAACGGGTGAGCCAATACTACAACAATACTATCTGCAAGCAATGAATGAGCGTGTTAATAAGCGTTTTTTTGACCTTGGTAAGCATCCTAAACTACAATGGCTGCTACTGACTA